ACATGAGCGAGGTGGTCGCGCACTTTCGCCACCACCTGCACGGCCTGCCACAGCCGCTCGCGCGCGTCGGTGTCGCGCGCCGCGGTCTCGCGCCAAGCCTTGGTATAGTCGCGGTCGAGCGTATCGAGCGCTTCCTTCAGCAGATCATCCTCGAGCAGCCGCTGGGCCCGCGCAGCCCGTTCGGTGGCCCGCGTAAGTGCGATTTCATCGGTCATTGGTGCATCGCAATGATGAGGGCAATCACGTCTTCGTCGTCATTATCGATCGAAGGCGCGGAACGGCCAATGGCGGATTGCGCGGCGGCGGCCTGGGCGATGGCGCGCAACCGATCCATGCCGCGCGCCGCCGCTTCCTGGTGGGCGAGCGCCAGGGCATTAGCGAGCGCTTCCCCTCTCGCCTTCGATACCTCACGCGCTGCCCTGCGGCGCTCCGCCTCTGCAAGCTGCCGGCGGCGTTCCTCTGCCCGCCTGCGAAGCTTTTCGTCGGCGATCCTGCGGGCCTCAGCGGCGCGCTGACGATCCTCTTCGTCGAGCATGTCGCGCCAGCGCTTACGCGAGAAGGTGCCGCCACTGATCGAGGACCCAACGCTGTCCTGGTTGAAGTCGATGCTGTGGGGCGCCGCAAATCCGGTGAGCGCGTAGCTGCCGGTCCCTACCGAGAAATCATCCGCATCCGTGATCGCGAAGCCGGTGAGCGCGAAGGCGCCTTGCGCCGCCGTCAGGCCACCGAGCAATACCGCCGCGCTGCCGGTCAGCGTATAGAGGCCCTGCCCTACGACCTCGCCAAGCCTGAAAGTGACGGCCTGCCCGCTGAGGGCATAGGATGCGCCGCCATACGTGACATTCGAGCCGACCAGGTTGCCGAGCCCAATCGTGACATTCTGTGACGACCCGACGTTATTACGCAGGAAGACGACGACAAGCAGCCGGTCGGTCGCGCCCCACGCACCGAGATTGACCGACCCGAGAGAAAACGTAATGGCCCCCGTTGTCAGCGCCTGTTCGGGCGTAATCGACGATTGCACCTGGAAAGCGCCAACGCTGTCCGTGCGGATGAACTGCACCGAGCCAAAGACATTGGCATTGCCGGCCGTGACGTCGAGCGCCACCGAATAGTTGGTGGTTCCCTGCAACGGGCCCGGCTCGCCCGCGGGCGCGATGGCCCAGAGTGAATTGGTGGCGTTCCCCGCGATCGTCGCGGCGAGGCTTCCTGTCGTCAGCCCCGTGCGCAGCAGGCTTTGGTTGTAGGTTCCTCCCGAAAACCCGCTGATTGCCCCGTCAATGGCAAAGACGGCGTTGGCGAGCGCGCCCTTGAGCATGGCCGCCGCTCCGGTCAGTGCGAACGACCCTTGCGATGCGACAAGGTCGATCGTCCTGGTCCCGGAGATCTGCCCTGGTAATTGTCTGCCGAGAGCCTCAAAGCCGAGCATCTAGATTTCCGCGTCCATCCAGATCGTGGCGTTGGTATTGCTCGGCGTGATGAATGCCGGGCGGTTTGCCGTCACCGTACCGCAAATGAAGTTGACGTTGACCGTGTCGGGCGAGGTCAGCGTACTTGCAACGGACGTTGCGGCGGCGGCCACGCTTCCGTCGTTGACGTTCCAATTCGCGACGTTGTTGACCGTGACGGTCGGCGGCGCACGCATCGGGGTCACCAGGTACATGATCAGCTCGCCGCTGGCCGAGTTGTTGGTGCGAGCCGCGCCGTAGCGAGCGGAGGTGTTCCCTCCGATCATCCGGAAATAGCGGCCGCACAGCATGTTTTCGTGAGCGATCGGCCGGCGCTCGATGGCGGTCGCCACGCCACCCGGCTCCAGCGCGACATCGGTAAAAACAAAAAAGTCATTGGCGGTGTACGACTTGTCGTCGTTCCAGATCATCACCGCTAGGTTAGTCGCCGATGCTCCGAGCGTGGCCGTGACACTGTATCTTGCAGACGTCGTCGTCACACCGAGATTTGCGGGCGTGTTCAGGAATGCCCAGCCGGCGGCAAGAGTCGGCGTGACGCCATCAGCACCCCAAGACGACACTGGATCGGCGGCCGTGTTGTCCTCGGTCGATGTCCACTCCAGGATGCCCATCTTGATATTGCCAAGACGCGCATTAGAGACCAAGAGAACCGCCGAGAGCGTGACTTGCGCGCTCCGCAGGTCCTTACAGTTGATGCCCTCGATAACCTGGAAAACGCCTCCTTTATCGGTGCTGCCGGTGAACGTATATGCGCCGCTGAACCGGTTGCCACTGATGCTGTTTTGTCTCGCAGTGCAGATCGTGTTTCCCGAGGTCTCGCACAGTGCCCGCCAGCGGTCCGCCCAATAGGCGTTGTCGGCAATAACCGTTGAGACACCGAGATAGCGCTGATCGACAGCGAATGTCGGGTTGATGATGCGATTGCGAAATGACGGTGAGTTACTTTGGTCGACAACGTCCTCGGCGAGCAGGACGACCCCGACGCTGGGAGCGACCGTGAAGCTGATCTTCGCCGTGGTGCCCGACGAATTGAACAGGACCGTCGAGCGCGCCAGCGTAACGCTGCCCGACGTATAGGCCCCGTACCCCACCTCCCATTGGGTCAGATCGGCGCTTTCCGCGCGATAACGATAGACCGTCCCATTGATGGCGCCCGCGCCCGCCGGCGTCTGATAGCCGGTGACGGCGGCGGAGACGACGAAGTCTCCGGTGCCGTTTGAGGCCGCCGTGAATTTGCAAACGTCGAGGAAGCCGACCATTTATGCCAACTGCAATACGCCGTTGGTGGCGTCGAACTGGACCTGGAAGCTGTTGCCCGCCGTAACCGTCAGGTTGGTCCCGTAGTCGTACCAGCCGATCAGGTTGAGGCTCGCGGCGGTCGCGTTATAGAGCACGCAATAGCGGAAGGGCCCGATCGAGCCGGCGGAGGCCGTGTAGGTCACGTTGTTGAGCTTGAGCGCGTAAGTGCCGCCGGTCTGCAACGACGACACCAGCGTGGCCTGCGTGCCGCCGGCCGCATAGCCGTTGCCGGCCGTGATCTCGGTGATGTCGGTCTTGACCGCGTTGGTGCCGACCGGCGCGGTGTTGGTCAGCATCACCTTGAGGGTATCGGCGCCGAGGTTATGCACCTTGTTGGCGACATCGGCCACGAAGGCGTTGAACTTATTGAATGAGGCCATGCTTTATTCCTTCCTATCGGACTCAACATTGATCGTCATTGCGCGCGACAGCGGACAATCCAGTAAACGCCGACGTCTGTGGCGTCCGCCCTTACGGCACCGAAACGGAGTAGTGGATGCCCGCTGGAGCCTGCACTCGGTTAGCGCACGCAAGTCGGCTGTAGCCGACTTGCGCATTCATAGATTGCCGATCTCGGGTAAACCCGAGATCGATGCGCTGATCCGGGTGCGGGCATGACGAGCCGGAGTTCGTGACGACCCGTCTCAGCCAAACGGCTCGACATGCGAGACGCGCCCGGCCGCGTCGCGCACGACCCGCATGCCCTTCGGGGCGGGGGGCGGCGCATGAATTTGCGCGCTGGCTTGCGCGAGCGCGCCCAGGATCTTCTCGAGATCGACCGCGCGCGGCTGCCCGTCCGGCCCCGGCTGCGCGGCGAGCTCGGTGGCGCGGGCCGCCATCATCATGGTGTGCTCGCGCAGCTTGAGGTCGTGCTCGAGCAACGCCATGCGCTGCTGGTGCTCGAATTTCTGCTGCGCGAGCGCGGCATCGGCCTGCATCCTGGCGGCCTCATGCTGGGTATCGGCCTGCTGTTTCGCGGCGGTGAGCTGCATCTGCCGCTGCGACTGCGCCGCATGGGTCTGGGCCTTGATCATTTCGGGGTCGGAGCGCGCCTGCGGGGCGGGTTGCGTCGTCGGGTCGGTGAAGAACTGGTCGACGTTGGGCAGGCCGACGAGCCGGGTCGCCTGCCTGGCGGCGTTGTAGAGATTCTGGTCGGTGACCAGGTTGCTCTTGCCGGCCACCAGGGCTTCCCGCTGCAAACCGATGATGGACATGATGTGCGCGAGTTGCTCGCTCTTGCCCCCGGTGCCGAGCCCGACATGCACCGTCATGTCGTTGCGGGTCTTCCATTCGCGCGGATCGACGGTCGCCCATTGATTGCGGAGCCTGAAGGTCTGCGCCTGATCGCCGTGCTTGCGGATGGTGGCGTGGACCAGCCGGAAAAGATCGCGGATGCCGGTTTCGGCAAAGATGCGCGCGATCAGCCGCATGCGGGCCTGCGCGGCGGTGAACACCTGGTTGACCGCGGTCGCGCTCTGGTTCAGCAGGCTGTTGGCATCGATGCCCTGCCCCTGGCGGGTGACGCCGGTGCGGAATTCGCGCGTGGCGTCCATATATTCCATGATCGGAAACACCTGGGCGGCGATGCTCGGAACCTGCTGCCAGTTGAGGCCGCCGGGCTGCCGGGTGCGCACGATGCCGCCGGGTCGCGACACCAGGAGATCGTCGAGCGTCTCGGGCGAGGCGAACTGCTCGGCCACCTCGACCCGCGGGTTGTTGGCGAGATAGGCGTTGTCCAGCATGCTGCGCAACAAGGCCGTCTTGATGCGCTGGATGTCCATCACCAGGTCGGCGATCGAGCGTCCGAAGAAACGGTGCGTCACGATTACCGGCGTCATGGCGGCGAACGGGATCTCGTCGATGGGGCGGATGTCGGGCTTGCCGTCCCTGGTCAGGATGTCGCCCTGGCTGCCGCCACTGGTCACCTGATAGAGGCCCGCCTTGCCGTCGCCCTCGTAATCCATCCGCACATAATGCTCGGTGACCTCGATGCGCCGCGCCGCCTTGTTATTCTCGTCTCCGTTGTATTGGTACTCATTGACCGTGTCGCGCTGCACTTCCTCGGTATTGGTGATATTGGAATAAGTCGGCAGTGCGTCGATCTGCGCCTTGTCGTAGCCCTGCGCGATCAGCTTGGCGGGCGTGAGCAAAACCTTGTGGAACGCATAATCGCATTCGCGCAGCGAGCGCGCGTTGCGGCTGATGCCGAACTCCTCCGGCGGCACCGGCTCGATCTTGACGCCGGCGGCGCTCCTGGCGCGCACGCATTCGACGTCATGCAGCAGCGGCGCGCCTTCGAGACTCTCGTCGCCTTCGGACGAAGCGACCGCCGGGCGCGCGCTGTGCGCCACGATCTCGATATCCGGGTCGGCCGCCAGGATCGCGTAGCCGTCGTCGGGCAGATCGTAATAGGTCTCGCGCTCCTCGCGCGTGCGCTCTTCCCACCACACCTTGACGACGCCCACCTTGGAAAGAAGCGCGTCCTTGACGAAGGAATAGAGGATCAGGAATCCCGGGTTTGCCTGCATGAAGACATGGTTGACGTAATCTGTTTCCTGCTCGGCGGCGCCGACGTCCTCTGGGCCGACCGGGTCGAAGCGCACCACTTCGTCACCGCCGCAAAAGATCTCCATCAGCGACGGCATCAGGCCCTCGATGGTATCGGCGACGTCGGTCGACACGGCGCGCGAGCGACCCTCGGGCGACGGCATGTCGTGCGTCATGTCGCCGAGGTAATAATCCATCGCGTCGGCGCGCTCGCTCGACAGCTTCGAAGCTGAGACCGCCGCGAGCGCGTCCGCGCGCTCGGACGCCAGCATGGCCTTGAGATCGGACAACGACATTTTGGGCATGGGCGAAGGGGCTCTGTTTTTACGGTGCGTGGCGCGTGCCTGCGCCCGGTGGCGGGGGTCTCGAAGGCCTCATGGTGAGGAGCGGCGTGCAGCGCCGCGTCTCGAACCATTGGTCCGGACACCCGTCGGGCGATGCATCCAATCGGTTGAAACGCAAAGCGCCCGCGCGGATTCCCGGCGGGCGCAATTCCAACTGTGGATTTTCTCCTATACCTTTGCGGCGTGGTCGTCAAAAAACAGCGTGTCAAGAATAACGTTGGCGTCCGCTTTGGCCTTTCTGGAATTGCATTTCTGGTTTACTTTCTAAGCGGCTGGAATGAAAAACGCCCGCTCGGCTTCCCGGCGGGCGCAACAGGTCCAAAGGCTCAGCCGACCAGATCGCTTCACAACGCCGGTCTTACCGGCCCCGAGCTTTTGTTCGTCTGTCGGCTGAATGTAAAGCGCCCGCTCGGTTTCCGGGCGGGCGCAATTCCAACTGTGGATTTTCTCCTAGCACACCCGGCGACGATCGTCAAAAAAAAGGGTGTCAAGACTCATGATCGCTCGCACTCAAAAATTTCAGCCGCCCAAGTCGCTTCACCCGCCGGCCCGACCGGCCCCAAGACTCAAGATGGCCGTGCAAAGTTATCCAACGCGGCGGCGATTTCGGCGCGCGTCCAGACTCCGGCAATTTGACCAGGCAGGTCGCGGAGGGCGACGGCAGGCTTGGGCAAATTGAATGGGGGCAGCGTAAGATCGAGCCGCCGGAAGTCACCCGTCCGGATATCGGTGTTGTCCGTGATGCCGGTGTTGCTGGTAATGATCGCGATGTGCCCAGCCGACCGCGCGAAATTCTCGAGGGCGGCATGAACGTCCGCATACGAGAAATGAAAAAAACAGTCGCGGCACAGCCACACGTCACTGGCAGGAAATTGATCGACAAGCAGATCAAACTCGCGGAAACGCATCGCCGGGAATTGTCGCTCTAGATCGCGTATGAGCGACGGAGCGATATCTGCGCCGACGTAGTCCCAACCCGGCGGAAACTGGACGTGCCGCATGAAATTCAGGTCACCGCATGGCGCGTCCAGGAAAATGCCCGGCGGCGCGTCCTGCAAGAAGCGCCGCAGATCCGTGCGGAAGGAGATCGTTTTATCGAGCGATGATCCTTCGCCCGACGCGGACTCGCCGTGTTTGGCAATTCGGCGCCATATCTTGCGGCGGTAGATGCGATCAAACTGCGACCTGCGATCCGGCTCAGCCAGGACGGCTTCATATTCAAGCGTCCAGGGGAGTCGGCGCAGGCGATCCCATGCGAGCTTGAACTTGCGATGAGTCTTCAAGACGCTTGCGAGCATGACGGAGAAGCTAACGTGGCGGTCTGGGCGAGACAAGTCGGTG